AGCCATCGAGGATCTGGACGTCGTAGCTTTCCAGCTCCTCGGCCAGCGGCACCTCGACCTGTTCCCATGCGTCGGCCACAAGCGCCCGGGACCGCCGCGTCCAACGGATAGTCAGATCGCCCGGGCTGCGTGCCGTGCGCCACGGCTGTTCGACGTGGACCGGCGCGAACGGGACAAGGCCGCGCCCGGTCGGGGTGAAGCCCAGCGCAGCATAGCTCGCGTCGCTGACGGTGCGCGCGGCCGGACCCACCCGCCAGTTCCACGGCAGGCCAAGGTCGGCTTCGGCGATGGGCAAATAGGCCAGCGTCGCATCTAGCACGACCACCCGTGTCCCGGCCGGGGCCGGGTTGCCCATCGCGTATTCCGTTCCGCGCTGGCCACGCAGCAGACGGGTCAGGCGGTAGCGGCCGGGGGCGATCAATTCGGCCGCGCCCGCCTGGACGATTTCCCAAAGGCCCGCCGCTGTCTCGACGGCTACCGCATTGGCTCCGCCGAACAGCGCGACATCCGTTACGCTTTCCAGCGTTCCAGACAGCATATCGACCAGCAACGCGTTGCCCAGATCGAAGCGCGACGTCGGCCCGGGAAAGAAGTCGAAGGCCAGTGTCCCGATCCGGGCACGACTGCCGAAGGTCGTCAGCAAGGCGAACCCATCTGTCGAGGCGCTGCGGAAAACGGCGATCTCGCCGGGCCAGGGGCTGGCATGCGCGGCGATCAGGGGGCGATGGGCGGGCTGATCCTCACTGATCTGCGGCAGGTCCAGCATGACCACTTCCGGCGTGCCGAAGACGACGGGACTCGCCAGTGAGGCCGGGCGGGGATCGCCGGGCGGCAGATCATAGGCGGCACGATCCTGACGCACCGCCTCGATCCCGCGCGCCTCGGCATCGGCGACCGAGACGAGGCGGAACTCGATCTCCCGGCCATCATGCGCCAGCCGGATCACGTCGGCCGGATCGAGGGCGAGCCGCGAGGGCGGCAGGCGGAAGGTGGCGCTTTCCCGGCCGATCCAGGCCTCCATCAGCGCGCGGCGGCAGCGGCGTTCGGCTTCCTCGGGCGGGATCGCCATCGGGAAGGACTCGGATGCGATGCGCGTCGTGTCGACGGTGATGCGGCGGGCCTCGACGAGGGCCGCGTCATAGTCTTCGTCCGCGCGCGCGACCTGCCACTTCAGCGCTTGCGGCAGTTCGGTCTCCTGACCACGGGTCAGTTCGAATGCCTCGCCTTCACGGCTGGCGACCAGATCATCCACCGTCAGGGTGAGGCAGGATGCCCGGCCGCGCATCACGAAACGGATCACCCCCTCGGTCTCGATGGCATCGAAGCCGAAGTGTCGGGCCAGCGTGGAAATCGACGCGCGAGGGCTTTCCAGCGCCCCGATCACATAGCCCTCGACCGCGCCCCAGAGGCCGGTGACGTCGATCAGGCTTTCCGCAAGCCCGGCGCGCAGGCAGAGGTGCCGCACGAGGGCCGCCAGCGACACCGCACCGAGCCGTCCGGTCAGCCAGTGTCCCAGCCGCCAGTTCGGCCCGTCCGTCCAGACGCCGGTCAACTCGGGGAAGAACGGATAGGGCCGCGCGTCCCAGGTCCATGCGGCGCATTCGGGGACATGCACCATCCGGCCGCCGTAGACGGATGAGGTCGGATTGTTCGCGGCCTGACCCCACCAGAGATAGCTCGCCTCCAGATATGCACGCTGGATCGCGTCGTCGCGCCAGTCGCGGGAGAAATACGGGGTGAAGCTCTCGGACGACTTCGGGTCGAAGAAGACGTTCGGCTGGTTCGCGCCCCGGTCGATGGCGGGGCACCCAAGTTCCGTGAACCACACGGGCTTCGATTGCGGCACCCATACGGTCGGCGTGCCGCTCTCGATCCCGCCCGGGCGGTTGAAATGCGGGTTCGACCACCAGGCGCGCAGATCCTTGTAGCGGAACACCCACGGCTTGCCCGCGGTGCCATCGGTGATCGGCGTCCGGATCTGGGCCGACCGGTCGGCGGCGCTGGCATAGAACCAGTCGAAGCCTTCGCCACCGGCGATGTTGGACTGCAGGTAGCCGCGATCATGGATCGCGGGCCAGCCCTCGAGCGCATCGACATGGTCGAACCCGTCGCGCCAGTCGGAGAGCGGCATGTAATTGTCGATGCCGATGAAATCGATGTTGGCATCCGACCAGAGCGGGTCGAGGTGGAAATAGACATCGCCGCTGCCATCGCCCGGTTGATGCCCAAAATACTCCGACCAGTCCGAGGCGTAGCCGACCTTGGTGCCCGGCCCGAGGATCGACTTCACATCCGCCGCCAGCGCCTTGAACGCGGTGACGGCCGGATAGGCGCTGGCGCTGGAGCGGATCGTGGTCAGACCGCGCATCTCGGTCCCGATCAGGAAGGCATCGACCCCGCCCGCCACAGCGCAGAGTTGGGCGTAGTGCAGGATCATCCGGCGCAGGCCCCAGTCACCCGATGGGCCGGTCCAGCTGACGCTGTCGCCCGATACCGCGAACTGTGCCGGGGTGGCTGCGCCGAAGAAGGCCGAGACCTGCGTCGCGGCAGCGGCGGTCTTGTCCGCGGTCCCGGCAAAGCCTGCCGCCGGAGAACAGGTGATCCGGCCCCGCCAGGGGAAGCTGGGCTGACCCGGAGTGGCGGCGTTGTTCGAATAGGGGTTCGGCAGGGTATTGCCGGGCGGGACGTCCATCAGCAGGAAGGGGTAGAAGGTGACGCGCAACCCGCGCGCCTTCATCTCGCGGATCGCCTGCACCACCGCGAAATCCGCAGGCGTGCCGCCATAGACCGGCCGGTCCTCGACGTCGCGACTGACGAGATGGGCTGCAGCGCGGGAAACCCCGTTGACCGCCCACACCTTCGGGCTGGTGACCTTGGTCGAAACCTCCACGCCGGGCTTGATCGTGCAGTTGCCCGCGCGCAGATCGTTGCCGAACCAGGCGACGACCAGGCTGACGCTCTCGACGGCCGGGGCCATGGCCTGCAGACGGTCCAGCGCCACGACGATGTCGACCTCATCGGGCAGCGCGTTGAGGTTCTCGGCCGAGGTTGTGCCGCCCGTGGTCTGACCAAAGATGGTGGTTGTGGCGCCCACGGTCTTCCGGACAGCCTCGGTCGCATAGGTGAACTCGCCCGAGGCGGGGATCATGGTGACGGCCTTGACCAGCCCCTCGGCCGTGTCGGGATCCGCGAGCGGCCGGAACACCTCGAAGCTGAGCTGCGGCAGGCGGTTGCCATAGGTGGAAAGCGGCAGTTCCTCGAAGACGACATAGGCCGTGCCGCGATAGGCGGGCGTATTGGTCGACCCCATCTTCGCCGAAATGAATGGGTCGGCTGTCTGCGCCTCGTCGCCTCGATACCAGCGCCAGGTGATGCCGGTCATGTCGAGCGGCTTTCCGTCGGCCCAGATGCGGCCCATGCCGGTGATCGGCCCCTCGCAGAGCGCCACGGCGAAGCTGGCGTAGTAGAGGTATTCGGTGGTCTGGACCCTCCCGCCGCCGCCACCCTTGCCGCCGCCCTGTGTCGTGGTCTTCGTCTCTTCACGGAAATCGGTCGCCCAGATGATGTTGCCGCCGATGCGCATGCGACCGTAAAGGCGCGGGATGATGGCCCCCTCGGTCGCGGAGGTGATCCGCAGGCTGTCGAGCCGCTGACCCTCGATCTTCTGGGCGGGCGCCAGCGAGGACACGATCCAGCTGTCGACGACCGATCCGATGGTCGAACCGATGAAGCCACCGATGGCGGCCCCGGAGAAGCCGAGGATCGCGCCGCCAAAGGCTCCGCCAATGGCGGAACCGACGGCACCGAGGACAAGGGTCGCCATTGCGGAAACTCAGGGTTCGAAGGGTTGGGACGTCAGCGTGCGGGAAAGAGGAAGGCGAAGGCGACGCGCCGCCGCCATGCAGGTGTCATCGCTTCCTCGATCACGCCGAGGCGTTCATAGGCGTGGAGGAAGGTGTCGAGGCTGGTGAGGATGCCGACATGCTTCGCGATGGCGCGCGGCATCATGCGGAACAGGACCAGCGCGCCGGGTGGGGCGTCGACTGCAGCGATCTCGGGCATCATCGCCCGCGCCCCGTATGCCAGCACCTCCCTCGGCCCAGTCTCGCCCCAATCCCGGCTGTAGGGCGGGATCGGGAACGGCTCCGGGCCGATGACTTCGCGCCAGACGCCACGCGCGAGGCCGAGGCAATCGCAACCGACCCCGCGCAGGCTGGCCTGGTCGTGATAGGGCGTGCCGAGCCAGGATCGGGCAGCGGCGATGACAAGAGCGGGATCGGCCGTCAGGGCTGTCGCGGTCACAGGACCGCCCCCTCGTGGCCGCCGTCCTTCGTCGCATAGCGCAGGACTGCGTCTTGCCCCGGGATGTGCGGGAACCCACGGAAGTTGGCTATGTTGGCGAACTTCCCGCTGCAGGTCGCGATCCGCTTGTCGCAGCCCGCCCGGACCACGAAGGTATCCGTCGTCACGATCGGGCGCACCGGGGCTTCCAGCAGGGTCAGGATCGCCACCCCATCGACGAGGTCATGCGACAGCACCTCGACCCGCCGCTCGACGTTCGCGCCACTGGTCCATTCGACCAGCCCGAAGGCGAACCAGCCCGCCGCGAAGCTGCCGAGGCCGGAGGCGGTGAAGGCGCGGTCGCGCAGCACATCGATGACCGCGCCGGTCCCTTTGAAGGCCGATGCCTCGAGATTCATGCCGCAACGCACATCGCCCAGCGCGGCATCGCAATTGGCCTGAAACGTCCGTCCCACGGTCTGGCCAAGGACATGGGCCAGCGACCGCACCTCCGCCACGAAGGCCAGTCGCCCGCGCCGGATCTGGCCGATGGCCCCGCAGCGCAGCAGCACGCGCTGTGCCGGGCTGGCCCAGTTCACCCGCCAGACCTCGACTTCCGCATTGTCCCACCGGCCGTCGAGGATGTCGGTCTCGGTGATCCGGTCCGACGACAGCACACCTTGCGCATCCTGCGCATCGACGGAAAGGTCGGAGCCGGATCGCACCTCTGACGCGGTCAGCCCGCTTTCCGGTTCGAACTCGGTGCCGTCAAAGGTGAGGGTCCGGTCATGGTCGGTGAAGCCGAAGGTCATGCCATCGGCGCGGGTGATGCGCCAGCACCAGGCGAGGGTCGTGGCGCCTTCGTCGAGATGGGCTTGCACCGCGGGCGGAAGGGATTTCACTTCCGCCCCCAGCCGCGCAGCAGGGCCACGGAGGCCAGGAGCGAAGACACGACACCTCCGGTCGCGCCGGTCAGGGCATAGAGATTGAAGGGGCGAATATCGAGCGTGCCGGTTGCGAGGTCGAAATCTGCCAGCCCTGCCACAGCGAGGCCGGAGGCGGCAAGGCAGGCCAGATAGACGAGGCCACGTGCGAGGGTCCAGTTCATGGTCATGCTCCGATCAGGGTCTTGAGGAAGGTGAAAATGCGGGTGGTCAGGCTCGGCGCCGCCTGCACGGGCGCGGTGCTGGTGGCGGCCGTGGAAGGGGCAGGTGACATAGGGGTTGAGGGTGGATTGAGCAGCGGGCGCAGCAGTGCCAGCGCCTCGGTCTCGCTGAGCCGCCGGATCGGCCGCGAGAAATCGACCCGGCCGTTGCGGTCGACCGACCAGACCGGAATGGTGCCGGTCGGGTAGCGGCCCTTAGCGAAGAGATCGCGCTCGGTCTCGCGTCGGGACCGGATGGCCGCAGGGCGCAGCCAGCCCATGAATGCCGCAGCCGCTGCTACCCGGTCGCCCGCGTTCAGGTGCCGTGTCAGCAAGGCCTTCGCGATGCCGCCGGTGTTGTAATGGAAGGAGACCAGCGCATCGAATTCGTGGGGTTCCAGCGGCACCTTCACGGTGCGCAACACCTCGACCTCGTAAGTGGCGAGATCGGCACGGAAGAGCCGGAACGCCTCGCGGATCCCGGCATCGAGATCGGCGGGCATCCCGCGTGTCATCCGCGCCGGATCGGGTGGCCCGGCCGCGGCCGTATGACCGATGCCGAAGGTCCAGACGTCCTTCACGTCGAGATAGGGTCCGGGCACGACGCCTTCGTGCCGGATCAGGGCCAAGAGCCCACGATCAGAGGTTTGCATGGGATTACCCGAGGGTTGAGAGGAAAAAGATCAGGAAGGCGACGGCGAGGCCGATGCGCAGCCGGTGGGCAAAGGCCTGTCCGGGGTCGGCAGGATCGCAGCGCAGCGAGCGGGCAAGGCGAAGGATCTCATGCATCGGCGTCATCCTTCCCGACCCGGCGGAGCCTCGCGAGGATCAGTTCGATGAAGGCCGCCCCGAAGACGCCGACCAGGTAGGCGGCCGAGCCGACCGCCCCGCCCGCGGCGACGGCACCATCAGGCAGACCGAGCCATTCCGCCACGATCACGATGGAGAAACTGCCCATCCCTGCGGCGATCAACCCGCCGAGCAGGACATGGCGCAGGGCTTCGCGCAGCGCCATCCGGGTGGTCAGGGCATTGGTGGCACCGCCCAGCGCGCCCCAGAAGGCCAGCATCAGCGCCGTCGAGGCAGCGATCTCGCGCCAAAGGTGGGACCAGAAGGATTCGTCGTTCATGTGCGGAGTTCCACGAGGGGGATCGAGTTGATCGACCCGAGACGTTCGAGATCGAGGGTGACGTCGAGGACGTCGGTGTCGAACCGGACGGGGACGTCGAATTCGAAGCCTGCGGTGATGGCCATGCCAGCGGCGGGCGCCGTGGTGAAGGTGATCAGGCCCGTCACGGTCGAGACCGACCAGCCGGAGGCTTGGGGTGTGCCGTTGAGGGCGATGGTCACGCTTCCCGCGACGGGCTTGGTGATGGCCCGCGTCCAGGACTGCGCGCCGGAGGTGTAGCGTTTGGTGAGTGGGAACTGGGTCGTCGCGCCGTTACCGGTGCCGATGGGCTGGTTGGTCGGGCTCGGAGTTTGGGACGGAAGGCAGGACTTGAAGTCGGCCCAGTCCTTGAAGCGGAAGCCGTGGAGACGGCCGTTGCGGGCCTCGAAGAAGGCGACGACCGCCGCCAGATCGTCGGCGCGGCGGATGCCATAGGCAACGTCGTAGCGGCGGCGCGAGTTTGCCCAGCTGGCGTTGCGTTCCTCGGCGCCCGAGGCAAGCTCGACGATCTGCGTGCGCCGTTCGGGACCACCGCGCGCCCCGCGGCTGATGTTGTCCGGAAAGCGGACCTCGTGGAAGGCCATCACATCCCCCTCCGACCCAGCGACACGGCACGGGCGATGTCGCTCGCGATCTGCGTGCGGGATTGGCGGAAGCTGTCGGCATCCCGCGCGTTGATCGTGACGTTGACGGTCGAGGCGCCCGCCTGGCCGTACCCTGCCGCTTCCTGGCGCGAGAGAACCCGCTCGCCGCGCTGCAGGATCGCGGGGACCTCGTCAGGCCGCAGCCCGGCCCAGCCACCGTTGTGCATGCGGGGCGCGCCCGCGAAGGCCAGCGCCGGGACCATGCGTCCGGGACCAGGGGCGCCGACCATGCCGCCCCCATGCAGGATATTGGCAAAGATCCCACCCGCCCCGCCCAGCGCGCCGGAAAGGGCATTGGCGATCGGACCGAGGATGAAGCGCCGAGCCGCGAACTTGGCGAGATCGGCGATCATCGACGTGACCAGATCCCGGAAGTCGAGCTTTCCGGTCTTCACGAAGTCGCCGATGGCGTTCTCGGCCGAAGTGAAGGCCCCGACCAACGCGCTGCCGATGTCCCCACCGATGTCGCGCGCCTTGCCGGCATAGTCGGCGAGCGCGGCGGTGACAGCCTGCCAGCCGGTGAGGGCGGTGTCCGCGCCTTGCGCCGCAGCCGTCCCTGCGTCGCGTGCAGCGCCGCCAGCGCCATCTGCGGCGGTGGCGGTGTCGTTCAGCCCGGAAGTCAGGGCATCGGCAGAAGCGGCCGCATCCGCCAGCGCGGTTTCTGCTTCGGTCCCCGTGCCGGTCACCGCATCCTTCAGCGCCTGCCAGCTGGCGAGCGGCCGACCGGCGGCATCGGCGAGCATCCCGGCCGCCTCGCGATAGCCGTCGGCCCGGGCGCGGGCATCGTCAGCCATGGCCCCGAGCCCGAGATCGGGTGGTTCCAGATAGGTCCGCGACAGCGCGGCCGAGAAGGCATCCGCGGCTGCGGCACCGGCTGCGGTCGCGGCCCCTTCAAAGGGATTGCCGATACGCCCCAGTTCCACCGGATCGAGGATGCCGATCCGCACGCCACCTTCGCCCGTGGCCCACTCTGGCAGCAAGGCCAGCGCCGTGTTCAGGGTCTCGATGAAGCTGTTGATACGGGTGACGACACCGTTCAACATCGCCTCGACGCCGGAGATCAGCCCGTTCGCGGCCTGAAACGCGAAGTCTCCGATGGCCCCCGGCAGCCTGCCCCAGATGGCGACGGCCGCGTCATAGGCCCCCTGGAAGATCGCGGCTGTCCGGTCGCCGAAGCTGACGACGCCCGCAATGGTGCCCTCGAGAGCCGAGAGACCCGCTGCCTTCAGGCCCTCCCATCCGGCCGCCATGCGGGCGAGTGCGGCGTCCAGCGACAGGCCGATGCGGGACCAGACCTCGCGCGCCAGATCGCCGAGCAGGCGGAAGGCTTCGCCCACACCGCCGACCCGGGCCACCAGCTGCGAGAACTGATAGACCAGCTCGCCCGCGCCGACGATCAAGGCGCCAATGCCGGTGCGGATCAGGGCACCGCGCAAGAAGACCAGGGTTGTCGCGAGGCCGCGCACGGAGAGGGCTGCAGCGGCGAGCCCTGCGACCCAGCGCCCGGCCATGACAGCGGCGAAGGTCGCGGCATAGGAGGCAAGTCGGCCGAGGTTGCCGATCAGCCCGTCGATGGCCGACCGCAGGATGCCACCGTCTGACGCGAGGGCGACGAAGGCATTGGCCAGCGCTTCGATGGTCGGGGCTACGGCGACGGCGATGCGGTTGCGCAGACCATCAAAGACCAGCGACACAGTGCCGAGTGCGAGTTGCGTGCGGCGTAGGGCTTCGAGGGCGTCGCTGTCCAGCACAGCACCGAGTTCGTAAGCCTGGTCGCCAAGCCGCGCCATCTCGGCTCCGCCGTTCCGCAGAAGCGGCAGCAGGCGGGTCGCGTCCGAGGCCATGGCCTCGAGATAGAAGGTCATTTCCTGCTGGCTGAGACCGGCGCGTTCCAACGTGTCGACGTAAAGTTGCAGTGCCTCAGGGCCGGAAAGGCGGGCGAACTGGTCGGCCGTGACGCCCACGCGCGGGGCGACGTTCTCGAAGAAATCCGCCATCGGCCCGCCGCCGGTCTGCAGGAAATCCCCCACCCGGTCGTTCACGTCCTTCAGGATGTCGGCCAGCTTCTCCTGCTCGATGCCCACCGTCCTCGCGCCAGCCGACCAGCGCTGCAACGCCTCGGGCGTCGCATTGGCGACCTGTGCGAACTGCCGGATCTGGGCAGCACTCTCGGTGGTGGAGCGGACGATCAGGCCGAGCGAGGCCGTGGCAGCGGCAGCAGCGGCCCCGAGGGCAAGCCCCGCCCGGCGTGCGAAAGCGGCCAGCCGGGTGTTGGCCAGTTCCATTTCGCGCGATAGGCGGCCGAAGCCCTTCGCCCCAGCCTCGCCCACGCCCTCCAGTTCGGCGCGCACGCGTCGTCCGCCCTCCGCCACGAGGCGGACGGAGACCTTCTTCTCAGCCATTCCGGCGTCCTTCCATCTGCTCGTTCAGTTTGCGCACCATCACCGCCTCGATTTCGGGCAGCAGTTCGGCGGTGATCAGGGCGTTGACGCCCAGCGCCTCTGCCAGTGAAAGCGCGGCGCCCATGTCCCATCCGATGACGGCCCCCGGTGCGATGCGCAGCTGGCCACCGAGGCGCTGGGTCAGGTCCCAGACCTGCCAGCCCTCGACGGTTTGCGGCCGGTTCAGTCTTGCGGGGCAGTCGGGGCAGGGGCCTGCGCAGGCCGCGCAGTAGCCGTCGCCCCCGCCGAAGGACCAGTCGGCGAGGGCGCGGAGACGTTTTTTTCCTGATCCAGCATCAGGCCGCGGGCGACATATTGCGCCTGGAAGGCCTCGAAGACTGGCCAGATTTCGAGAAGGGCGTCGATCCCGGCCGGGCTGACGGGCACGAGGTTGCCGTCATCGTCGCCGACGCCTTCCCATTCCAGCACCGCGCGGCGGGCGACGGCCTTGGCCATGGCCAGCGCCATGTCCTCCTGGCTGGAGGTTTCTGACAGGCCATCGATGGCGGGATCGGCCCGGGCCGAGACCATCAGCGCCGTGGTCAGGGGCGCCACCAGGACGCGCAGGCCGGGCAGGAGGTCCAGCCATTCGGGCCGGTTCGACAGGTTCAGACGGATCATGATCAGTATCCCGTGACGGTGTTGACGAGGACGGCGGTGCACATGCGGGCGGGGCTGGTGGCTTTGGCGGCCTGCCAGTCGAAACTGGCCTGGATGCCCTGCGGCCCGGGGATCTCGATCCGCGGGACAGGCAGGTAGACGGCGTGGGCCGTGAAGGTGAGGCTGGCGTTCGCGCCAAGGCTGTAGGCGAACTCCAGCTCGCAAGGCGTGCCGTCGATGGCTTGTGTGACGAGGGCGCTATCGGCGAAGCGCACCTCGATCCTGCCGGTCAGTGCGGCCATGCCGGGATCGGCGCCCTCGATCTTTCCGTCGTTGCGGATGGTCTCGATCCGGTCGAGGCCGTTGGCATAGGTGATCTCGGCCGAGACCACATTGCCCAAGGCGGTGCCGTTGCGCTTCACCACCCCGTTGAAATGGCCGAAGCGCTGCAGGCCCAGCGCGGTCGGCGTGCCTGTGGCCGTGGTTGCAGCGATGGCCTCGCCCTGCGCGATCAGCCGTGCGGTGGCGGTCAGCAGCCCTGACCGGCTCATCTGCCACGAAAGCTGGTCCATGACGCAGCCCGCATACATCGCGAACCGCGGCACTTCGGGCATGGCGACTTCGATGGCCATGGAAGGCAGGGACCAGTTGCCCGACTGGAAAGTGTGGGTCTTCGGCGTGGTCCCCGTGGTGGTCGGGGCGCCGAAAGCCGCCTTCAGCCAGAAGCCGAAGGCCTCCACATCGATCGGCACCACCACCTCGCCATCGGCGGTGACCGCGTCCTTGATGGGGGCCAGGGGATCGCGGCCGTAGCCCAGCAGTTCCGAGTTCAGCAGGGGCTGTTCCGCGCCGAGCGTGGTGCGGGCAAAGGGCATCAGCCGATAGCCGCTGGCGGGCGGGGTGCCGTAAACCGTCTCGAACGCAAGCGCCATTTGCGCCCGCGCGCCGTGTGCGCGTGCCATGGGGGTCTCCTATGTGGGGGATGTCAGGCCAGGGGGCCGGTGGTGGTATAGTGCAGGACGACAGTGATCACCGCCGCCTTCAGGGCCGCGGCGCCCTCGACCGGCAGGTCGACCGAGGCCGGGGCTTCGGCTTCGACCCAGTCGCAAAGGCCGCCCAGCGTCCGGTCGGCCTCCAGCGCCGCGCCGATGGCGGCGTTCAGGTCATCAAAGGCACTGGCCCGGCCGCTGCCCGCCTGGACGACAACCTCCAGCTCGGCCCGGTGCTGGTAGTGGTAGCGCAGCGGCGACAGCGTCACATCCGGCTCGCCCGGCTGGCCATCGCGCAGGATTATCAGCCCGGCCGCCGGGATCCGCTCTGGCAGCACCTCGTCACGCAGGATGAGGGCGGCAAGCGGCTGCAGCCGCGCATGCAGCGCGGCGAGGACAGTCTCGCGGGTGGTGGGCATCTCTTGTTCCGGGGTTCCGGGACAAGCCCGGGTCAGTGTTCCCCGCCGCCTTTCGGCAGGGGCAGGTTCGCCAGTCGTCGCGGCAGGTCAGCGCGGCTGTGCAAGAAATCGATGATGATCACCTGCTTGATGTCCTCAACGAACACCACGAAATGCTGGCCTGCCCGCGCAAAACGCAGATCCTCGGGCAGGTTGGGGTCGATCAGCTGGCGGCAGGTTTGGGAAAGGGCGGTTCCTTCGGCGATCCCTCGACAGGTCGCGATCAGGTCGTCTTCATATGCGGCCGCCTGTCTCGGCCCGAAGGTCTCGATGGTCCAGCGCGCAATGTCGGTCAGCGCGCTTTCCGCCCGCCTGGTCAGGCGCCAGGGTTTCGGCATCAGGATCTGTCACGTGCCGTGGCAAAAGCCCGACGGATGGCATCCTCGCCACTTCCCTCGGCCAGATCCCCGCGCCGGGCCTGCTCCAGCCCGGCCGTCAAACGGCCGCGCAACGCGCCAAGTTCCGCCTCTTCGCGTTCGAGAAGGCGCAGCCCGGCACGCAACGCTTCGGATGCGTTCTGATACCGACCGGATGCCACCAGGCGGTCGACAAGGTCGGATTGCGTTTCGGTCAGGACAACGTTTCTGGTGGCCATGGGACTCTCACTGAGGTTTATTGGCAATATATGCCAATCCGGCAGGCGTGTCGACGGTCCCTTTCAGAACCTGCTCTCCACCCATCCCGCCACGATCCGCCCCGGCACGGCGTCGATGGCCCGCTCGGCATCCCGCGCCAGATCGAGCCGCTTGGGCAGCTTGACCTGCGGCACGAGGAGGAAGATCGGCACGGTGGTCAGCCCGCGGCCGGTCTTCGCGCGGGAGGCCACCGCGCGTCCCTTGCTGTTCAGCCGTCCCTCGGCCACCAGCAGGCTTGGGCCGCGGCGGCGAAAGACGAACCGCAGCCGCAGCCCCGTGCGGCGTTCCCATTCGCCGGGGGTGATGCGGCCGCCGCGGGTGGATTTGCCTGCGGCCGGAGTTGGGATAGCCAGCCAGAAGCCATTGTGCGACCTGATCAGCGGCCCCGTGTCATGCGCGCCGACGATCACCGGGGCGTTCGACCAGACCAGCGCCGCGGCGTTCAGGCTCTCGCCACCCTTGGGATAGGTTGCGAGGCGGATCGAGTTGCCGAGCCGGGTGCCAAGCCCCGCGCCCGTGATCTGGCCGCGCCAGGCGGATTTCAGGCCCGCGCCCGCCTCGCGCATCGCGGTCGTGACGGCCCTTTTACCGGCAGCGATTTCCGCCTGCATCATCGCGACGATGTCGGGATCGATTTCGAGCTTCAGTTTCATCGTGTCACGCCGGGCGCAGGTCCAGCGTCCAGATCAGCCGTTCCCGGTCGCGCAGCGGTTCCCCCTGGATGATATGGCTATCGGTGCCGATGACGATCAGATCGCCCGGCCGAGGGGCGGGCAGGTCGACCACGCGCACGTCCACCACCATGGTGTCGCTGACGAACCGGCCCGCGCCGAAGTCGGTCACGCGATCCGGGGCGCGGCGAATGATGCGGATCTGGCGTTCCTCTGAGGTGGTGGCCGAGATCCAGAGGGCCGGGGCCGCCATTGACGCATGGCTGAAGATGCGGTCCATGGCGGCGGCAAAGACGGACATGACGATTGCGGCCCGGCGTCAGTTCGAGGTGTGCAGGCGGATCGCAAGCCGCGGCCGCTTGTTCACCGGCAGGATCGAGGCCTCGGTCATCACGTCGATCCAGCGGCCCTTCTCGTCCAGATGCTGGCGGGCGTAGAGAGGCAGGCCGATGGTGTTGGCGGTTTCCAGGAGGTTCGCGGGGCCGCCATAGGTGGTGAAGGTGTCCATCGTGCCGAGCGGGAAGGCGATGCCTTCGTTCGCCGGGACCAGCCGTTCGGTGGCCTTGGTCGAGAGGGTAACGGTGCCGGAATACTCCTCGAAGAGGATGCCGCCGAAGGGGAAGTTGCGGCGGACATCTTCGCGCAGGGGCTGGGCGCCGGTCGAGGCGTAGAACTTGTAGGCTTCCTCGGTCTTGGGATGCGCGATCAGCTTGTCGAAGAACTCGCGGCTGACCAGCGCATGGACCGACGTCATCGCCTCGCCGAGGAGGTTGTCCTCGATGGCGCGCAGCACTTCGCGCACCTTGCCCTGCACGTTGGTGCCCGCGGTGCCGAGCACGAAGTCGACAGAGATCTGCGTCAGGCCGAATTCGGTGAAGTAGTTGTAGAGGGTCGTCCCGGCCCCATCCTTCACGATGCCGCGCAGCGCGTTCATCTCCATGTATTCCCGGGTCTGGGCATGCTTGCGGCGCATCAACAAGAGCTTGCGGTTCATCACCTCGACCAGGGGATCGGCCGCGTCGAATGCGCCGCCCAGCGCGGGCTGGCCCTGAATGTCGGCGGGCAGGATCACGTCGTCATGTGGGATCCACGGCAGGGCAAACGACCGCATGGACCGGCCCTCGCGGGTGCCGACTGTGGCGGGGCCGCCGAGGGGAACGGAGGGCAGGAGGCTGAGGACGCCTTCGTATTGCTCGATGATGACCGAGCGCTGGCTGACGCCTTCAAAGCGGAAGAGGCCGATCTGGGCGAGGCGGGTGTAGAGGTTGGGCAGGATGTTGATGGCCTGCGTCATCTCGGCCAGCGAATAGCCGCCAGCGTCGAAGGGATTGCGGACGAGGGTCAAGGGGATGCTCCGGGGGATGAGGGGATGGGCGCGGTCGGGTGGGCGGCGTCAGACGCCGTCGCGGGCGATGATGCCGACAGAGCCCAGCTGGGTGATCTTGGCGGCGATCTTGGTGCCGTCATCGACGGTGGCGCCGTAGGCGAGGGCGGCGCGCGAGACGATGGCGGGGCCGCGGACCAGCACGATGCCGATGGCATCGGCCAGCGTCGCGTCAACGGCATAGAGCAGGACGGCCGTGGCGACCTGCGAGCCGTCGGCTCCGGTCGCGGGCGACAGGGTAAACTTGCCGCTGGCCGTGATTTTCCCGAGCACCGAGCCGACGGGATAGGGCATGCCCGCGAGCAGCGTCACCACCTCGCGGGTGTAGTTCGGGTTGACCTCGTATTTGAGGACATCGCCCATGCTGGGCGGTTCCGTCAGGACGGGCATGGTTCAGTCTCCAGGATGTCAGGGGATGGGATGCGCCTGGATCAGCGCGAGGCGGCGGCCGATTTCTTCGCGGCCGCCACGATGGGGCTTTCCTTCGCCCCGGGTGCCGGAGCGGTGGCGATGATGCCCGCGGCATCGCTGCGCGCGGCGAGATCGGCCAGCAACTTGGCGCGCAGCGCTTCCGGCTTCACGCCCTTGGTGACTGCGTCTGCGGCATCGATCTGGATGCCAAGGCGAGCCGCCTGCGCGCAGACCTGAGCGACCTCGGCCGCCTCCGCCCGGATCGCTTCGGGCGACATGGCGGCCGCTGTGGTTTGCGGCGGCGCGACTGCCGCGGGCGGGGCCGGTTCCGGCGGGGTGCTGGCGGCGGGCGCAGTTGCAGGCTGCGCATGGTCTTCTGGGGCGGTGGTCATCATCGGGCCCTTTCCCTTGGGGTTGGATTTGAGGGTGGTTGTGCCGCTGGGTGCGGCGGCGAAAGCGCGGAAGGCGGTGACGGGATCGGCCACCTCGTCGGCAAGACCGGCGAAGACGGCCGCCTCACCGCGGAACACAGAGGCTTCGGTGCCCAGCGCCCGTAGGGTGTCCAGGCGACGGCCGCGCCCTGCGGCGACGGTTTCGGCGAAGAGCTGCCGCAGGTCCTCCAACTCGCCCGCGATCCGGTCGCGGACTGCCTCGGGCAGGGGCTGGTAAGGGTTCGCATCAACCTTGCGCGCGCCTGCATGGATCAGCGTGACGGCGATGCCCTTCTGGTCGAGCGCCCCGCTCATGTCGCTGTGCATGGCGACGACACCGATGCTGCCGACGGCCCCGGTGCGGGGCAGGATGATCCGGTCGGCCTGGGAGGCCAGCGCATAGGCGGCCGAGAGGGCGTGATCGGCGACGAAGGCATGGACGGGTTTGACCTGACGCGCCGCGCGGATGCGGTCGGCGAGGTCGAAGGCCCCCGCGACCTCGCCGCCGAAGCTGTCGATGTCGAGTGCAATGCCACGTATCGCAGGGTCGGCAAGGGCCGCCTGCAGCTGGGCCGCGATCCCTTCATAGGAAGTGAGCCCCGAGGATTGGCCGATCCAGGCCCCGCGATGCACCAGCGTGCCTGCGATCTCGATGACGGCGATCCCTTCGACGACGGCGAAGGGCTGACTGCCATTCCGTGCTTGGCGGTTGGTCAGGTCGTCGCCGAAGAGCGACGCCCGGGCGGGCTGGGTGGCCGTGTGATGGTCCTCGGCCGCGACGTCCAGGCCCTCAATCTGGATCTCCCGCCCGGTGATCCGCGGCCCAAGCCCGGTGAGGATGGCCAGCGCCTTGGCGGGATCGACCATCAAGGGCGTGTTGAAGACGCGCTGGGCGATCTGGGTGTGGTGCATCATTCGTCCTCCGCGGGCGGGGGTTCCCGGTCCTCACCCTCGTCGTTCTCTCGCTGGTCCTGCTTGTCAGGGTCCGTTTCGCCGCCCTGATCCGCGCTACTGCCACCGGCCGCCTGCGCCGGTGACCCCGGCCGCCGGAAGTCCAGTCCCAACTCCGCCTCGCGCTTGCGTTCGGCCGCGATTTCGCGGTCAACCTGTTCGGCGTCGTAGCCGCGTTCGGCAATGGCCTGCGTACGGGATTTGAGACCCGCCTCGATCTGCAGAATCTCTGCCGCGGCATCCTTGGCCGGGTCGATCCAGTCCCATTTGGTGGGCAGCCAGTCGCAGGCGAGGTATTGCCGCCGCTCCGTGTCATAGCCCGGCAGGTCGATGGCGCCTGCCAGCACGGCCATATCCATCCAGCGCGTCCAGACCGCCCGGCAGAGCTGATAGACCATCACCGAATGCTGGAAGGCCGAGATGCGGCGGCGGAAATCGACGAGCGCGATCCGCGTATTCGAGAAGTTGCCCTTCGCCGTGTCGCCGGTCAGATAGCCATAGGGCACGCCCAGCGCCGCGCCGATCTGCAGGAGCGTGCGGTACTGGAAGGGTTCGTAGGTGGACCCGGAATCCGGCGTCGATGGCGTGGTGACATCTTCGCCCGGATCCAGCCGCACCACCTGGCCCGGTTCCACCTCCAGATCGTCCTCGACCGGGTCGAGGGCGGTTTCCGGGGCGGGCGAGGTGATGAACATCGCGAACATCGCCGCGGTCTTCTTCCGCTCCAGTTCGGCGTCGTCGTAGAGGTCGAGGGTGAACAGCTTCACCACGGCCGCCGCAAAGCGCGACACGCCGCGCAACTGGCCCGCCTCGACGGGGTCGAGGATGTGGATCACCTCGGAGGCGGGCACGCGCACCGTTTCACCCGCCAGCCCCGGATCGGTCATGTCGCCCGGATGGCGGCGGAGGAAGTGATAGGCCACGCGCCGCCCGATCCCGTCGAATTCGATGCCTTGCCGGATCGACCCCGCACCGGGCAGCAGGCGGGTCATGTCCTGGGGCAGCATTTCCGAGGGCAGCATCTGCAGCTGCATCGGCACGGTCAGCCCGTCTTCCGGCCGCCGGGCGCGGATGCGCAGGAAGACTTCGCCCGCGAGGAACACCTCCCGCGCGGCCCGACGCTGGAGGCCGAAGAAGTCCGTCAGCCCCTCGGCATCGGCCTCGTCGGTCCAGTCGAGCCAGAGTTTCTGCAGCTCTTCCTTCTTCGCTGCATCCGCGATCTTCGACGAGGGCTTGATCCCGTCGCCGACAACATGGTTGGCGAAGGCATCGACGGCGTTCGCGGCATATCCGTTGTTGCGCGCCAGCCAGCGGGCGCGGGCGGTGATGGTTTCCCCCGAGGCCGCGATCAGCGTGTTCACATGCGCCCGGGTGGCGCGGAACCCGCGCATGCGGCGATGCGACTGTGCGGCGTCGAACCCGCCGATGATGGATCCGAGCCGCGCGCGGAAGGCATCGAACACCATCGTCACAGCCCCTTCGTGGCCACGGTGCCCCAGCGGCGACGGCGAGGCATGGCGGCGGCCACCGCGATACGTGCTTCCAGATCGCGGATCGCCGTGGCCAGTTCGGCATCCGAGCCATAGGTCACGGTCTTGCCGTCATAGCTGACGCTGCGCAGCCCGGCGAAGCGGGCTTCCTGCAGCGCAGTCAGCAGGGCCTGCATGCGTTCCAGGTCCATCAGTCCCTCATGAAGTTCGGGGTGTAGGCCCGCCGTTTCCGGCGTGGCGTGGTCAGGGTTCCGGCCTTGGGCTGGGCCGGGTCGTTTGTGGTTTCGGCCGCCACGGCCGCGGGCATGCGCGTTTCCACGCCAGCCTGTGCCTCGAGCCGCCGCCAGGTCGCCTCGTCCCATCGGTCAGCACCGAGGATCCACGCCGCGGCGCGGGCGTAGACCCGGCAGTCCAGCGCCTCGTTCCGCTCGCGCATCTTCTGCCATTCCTGATGGGCATAGCCGCGCTTGTTGCGGATCGTGACCAGCTGCTCGGCCACCAGCTGCTTCAGCCATTCGGTGTCAGCCCAGCCTGGGATGTGCACTGTCCCCGGCGCATCGAGGACGCCCATCGCCCGGTCTTCGTCCGAGGGGCGTTCGATCCGCAGGAACCGGTAGGTTTCCGCCTTGAACGTTGCCGTGGCCACCGACCAGAGCCGCGCCCCGCGGCGGAGCCGTTTGCCACCGATGGTCGCATCTACGAAGGTCGGGCCGGAGACCGGCGCCGAGCGGTTGAAGCCCTCAAGCCCCTTCAAGGGCGCCACCTGTTCGAACCCGACCTTTCGCGACCAGGCATAGATGGCCGCGGCCTCGTAGCCGGTGTCGATGCCCAGCCGCGCCACGGTCATGAAGGCGCCGTTGGAATGTTGCCACGACCGGCCGAGCAGGGACGTCAGCTTGTCCCAGGCGGCGGGGTCGTCAGGGCCGCCCGGGATGACGATGTGATCGATGAGCCAGGACTCAAGGCCACGGCCCCAGGCCCAGATGTCGACCTCGATCCGGTCCCTCTGCACATCGGCCCCGGCGGTCAGGAACAGAGCGGCCATCGGCACAGTGCCCGGCTTCCACGCCTCGCGCCTATCCGCCAGCCGTTGCCATTCCGGCGCATCGCCGCTTTCGACCCATGTTTCGCCCAAGAGCGTGTTGCGCGCCGCGCGCAGCGTCTCGTCCGAGCCTTGGGCCGCCAGCCACTCCCGCGCGATGTCGGACCAGCTTTTCCACCCGAGCGGCGAATAGAGCGCCGAGAGGTGAAAGCCGATGGCCTTCGGATCCCTGGAAACCGCCGTCGCCCTCCATTCGCCGCGGGCCAGCATCTCGGTCTTGTGGTGCTCGGCGATGGGGCGTTCGCAGCCCTCGCAGTGATATGCGGCGGTTTCCGGCTTTCCCTTCGCCCAGCGCAGGCGGTCGAATTGCAGCCATTGCATGGTGCCGCAGTGCGGGCAGGGCACGAAGTAACGCCGCTGGTCCGATGCCTCGAACTCGCGCTCGATGCGCGACAGCCCCCGGATCGTGGGGGTCGAGACCATGAACACCTTGCGCCGGTGCGAGAAGGTCGTGGTCCGCGCTTCGGCCAGCGTGACCGGATCGCCTTCCTCGTCGGCCGAGGCGGGATAGGCGTCGACCTCGTCGAGGAAGACGTAGCGCGCTGGCATCGACCGCAAGCCGGTCGCCGAGTTGGCCCCGGTCAGGACCAGGATGCCGCCGGGAAATTCCTTCGACAACATCGAATTGCCCGCGTCCCGCGACCTGGCCGGGTTCACCCGTGTTGAACGGCTTGCAATAAGGACCCCGCTTCTGGGGTGATCGGCGTCCAAAAGGGACCCCACCGACCGGGGGTTGGGTCCATTGTGCCTTCGATGATTATCGGAGGCCGAGCACGGGATGCTGATCGTGGAGACAATAGCAAAAATCAGGCGGCTACATTTCACCGAGGGCAAGGGGATCAAGACGATCTGCCGTGACCTGAAGCTGTCGAAGAAGGTGGTGCGGAAGGTGATCCGCACCGGGATTACCGAGTTCACCTATACCCGGACGGTGCAGCCGCGCCCGAAGCTGGGTGCCTGGCTGGGGGAACTCAACCGGCTGCTGGAGGT